ACGAACCAAAACAGGTTTGAGCGAAACAACAAAGAGCGCACTGCTGGAAGTCTATGTGCAGCAGAAGTACAAGCGTTACAAAGAGATAAGCAACAAGTATATTGAGAAAGGTTTGGCCGTTGAGAATGATGCGATAGACATGTGGCGTCGTGAACGCAAACAGATTGTGTTTAAGAATGAGCAGATGTTTGCTAATGACTTTGTGAAGGGTACACCTGACTTGCTTATCAAAGATGATGAGACCGACCTTGTTGTAAATGTGCCTGACATCAAATCGTCTTGGGACGTGTTCACATTCCACGATGCAAAAGCCAACGACCTTAGCAAGGATTACTTTTGGCAAGGTCAAGCCTACATGTGGCTAACAGGTGCGCCGCGTGCTACGTTCTGCTTTGTGCTAGTCAACGCACCACTGCAAATGATTAATGATGAAAAGTACAAGCTTGCACGCCGCATGAATCTTATCGATGCACAGTCAGACCCTACCTTCTTAAAGAAAGCGCAAGGCATTGAGCGTTCGATGATTTATGACATGAAGCAATTCCTAAACGATTACCCGGATGCGAATCTAGAAACCGACCTTAGCGAGTGGGTGTATGATATACCAGTGCAGGAACGCATCCACGAAAAGGTTGTTGAGTTTGATGCCGATGCAATCGCAAAGCTTCAGGAGCGTGTACCGATGTGGCGTGAATACTTAAATACTTTAAACGTATGACAAATACAGAGGCCTTAGAAAAATTGATTTGTCCATTTGGATATCCAATAGGTGAATATCAAATACAGTGGAGTGATATTTCAAAAGTACTTGGCAAAGTAAGAGGAAGGTTCTTTGTTTATTTACTTATAAAAAATAAGGAAGTGATTTATGCAGGCAGGTCTCAATGCTTATATGAAAGATTATGTCAGCATAAGTATAGATGGGAATTTGATAGTATATATTTATTGGAATATGCGCAATACCATGAATGTGCTGCGGCTGAAAAAAAAATAGTACTACATTATGCGCCAAAAGAAAATCGAATGTGGGTTTTATTTGGAAATAAAAGATAAGCCATGACCACAGATCAACTCAAAGACCACGTGCGCAATTCAATGCAGCACTACTACAACAAAGAACAGGTTATCGAACTAATCAATAAACTCAACAATGAAAGCAAAGGAAAAGGCATGGCAACTGTACTCGAACTATTTTGACATCATCGAGAATGGTAAGCAGGAAGGCCACCTAGTTGAGGTGCATATCAAAGCTATCAACGCTGCGCTGCATTGCGTAGACGAAGCACTGGTTAACGCACCTAGTGAAATCATGCAAGACTTCGAAGGTACAGGTGAGTTCTATTCAGTCAAAGCATACTACCATCACGTCAAAAATGAAATACTAAAACTCAATGGGACTCAGCCAAAAGCAACTCAGTCAGTTTAGCGTAGATGAATTACGCATACTTCGGCATAAATATTTATCCGATATGCCAACCGATGAAGTAGATGACGCAAGAATTAGAAGGACAATTAAACGAATAAACCAAGCATTAGAAGTTAAACAACTAATTGCCGAATTTCACAAAAACCGATTAGTACCAAGTACTGAAAAAATATTTAGAAACGCAAAACGAAAAGCGAATGACACAAGAAAAAAAAGAAACAGCAATCCGTAGATTGCATATGACGCTTAAGAGACGCTTTAAAGGTCAGGCCGTACAAATTACATGGGCAGAGATGGAAGGTCTTTTAAACGCCGTGCAAACGATTGAAATGAACCACATACACGATTCATACAATCAAGGCTATAAAGATTGCAAAGCAGGATTACCAAATAAAACAGAACAAGATGACAGCAACACTAACGTTTGATCTACACGAAGACCAGCACGCATTTGATTGCGCTATCAATGGTGTAAAATACTTTGACATGATTGATGAATTCAGGCAGCATTTGCGCAGCCTTGAAAAGTATCAAGACCTAACTGAAGAGCAGTACGAGTTGGTGGGTAAACTACGCGAATGGCTAGCGACTGAATTAGTTGAAGCCGGTATATCCGATAAGTTTTGAATCGCTTCCTAATCCTTAGCAGTGGGCGCATTATTGCTGCACCTTGCGAAAGCCTTGTTTCCAAAGAAACCTGCCCAGTGCTTCGCCCTCCGCATCCACCTTTTCCTCACTCCACTCAGGTTGAATGTGGTGAAGATATTCGTGAATGAGTACAATCATGTAGCGCATTGGTGCTAGTGTTGGGTCAATCTCAATCACGTTGTTTAGATACTGCCCATGCGCGCGCTCACGTCCAAGTTTACGATGTACTACTTTGGGATGTTGTTTGCGCTTCATAGTGTATATTTGCCGCAGTGATTAGATTCTTTTTTGTTTTTATGTTATTGATTGAACTAGCCCCTGAAACGTCGGGGGCTTTTTCTTATCTAATCTTACCGTTGACAATGCGGTAGTTGCTCACTTCAAACTCACCTGTATCCATCACTTTAATGTGCGCGAAGCCGTGGTGATGTTTGTTGATGGGCATGTAGTCAGGATGCAGCTCGCATAGACACGCCACGCTCCAGCAAGTTGTAAGCTTTCCTTTTATGTTCGGCTCACTGTGTTCGCTTGCCTGATGGTGATGACCGCACAGTGCATTGTCCTTTGCACGCAGGAACAAACCTCGCGCAATGTTTACAGGACTGAATACCGATGTACCCAGTTCGTGCCCGTGTAATATTGTCAAGTTGCCCGCGTGTATGATTTGCTTATCCGGGATGAACGTAATGTTGAGTTGATCTAAGTGCATTAATGATTCAAAACTGAATTCATTGATACCTAAAAGGTCAGGAGCATTGCGCATAATGTAGTGGTCATAGCGCACATCGTGATTACCGCACTTGTAATATATCGCGGCGTTTGGAAATAGCTTGCGCAGTGTGCCGAGAAATTGACGCGTCATCAATACCTCATGGCCGAAGTTTCTTTTGCGCGGGTCTTTCTCAAATCTGCTGATGGCATAGAAGTCGATAACGTCACCGTTGAGCAGTATCGTGTTTACGTTGTTTTCAAGGCCGTACTTCAACGCAAGCGTGAGTGCTGGTATGTTATGATAGGGCACATGGATATCGCTTAACAGCAGTATGTCGTTGTGATTTGTCGGTAGCTTGTAGGGTTGGTAGTTTGATTCAAGTGATGCGGGCAGGTCAAACTGATTGACATCGGGCTTCAACTCGTTTACAATCTCATCAAATGCACCTAGTGAATACTTCAACTTGTCAAGCTGCCCGGTAGGCTGCACCGTTTTCCTGACCTCGGGAAGATGGTCTTGCAACTTTTCGCCGCCGTAGTTGTGGTTGCGCCATGCCTGATACATGCGCAGAAATGATTTGAATGTAAGTGGTATAGAATGCTTCTGCATTACCATTCTTACACGTTCGTTAATCACTCCATTGCCATTGTATATTTCATTGTAGACTTGAACATATTTGCTTGCCATATTGTTATTGTTTAGCTTTTATGTAGCCTGTAAGCTCCGCAAGATTTGCGGATATTATCGCGTTCTGATTCTGAATAGCATCAATCTTTCCTTCAAGTTTGTCAATGGATGTACGCGTGTCATCTTTGATTTCGTCAATGCGATGATGTATAGCACTGATTTCTCTTTTGTGATGTGTATCCATAGTGCGCACTGTTATATTTAGTTTGTCCACGTTTCTTTTTAGCGCATAGTAAAGACCTGAAAGCGATACCGCACCTGCTACGATTGTTATTATATCCTTTGGTTCGATGTTAATCATAAAACAATTAAATAAAAAGATGAAACAGCCAGCGCAGTTAGGCCCACGGATAGGCCGATGTTGTGAATTATCAACCGTTTATTACGCTTCTTCAAATCCTTTATCTGCATCTCCTTTTCTTCACCTATGGCCTTTTCAATTGCCTGCTTGTTTTCGTAGATAGTGGCTAGCGTTTCGTAGCTGTTGGCCTGTATGCCTGTGATTTTGGCGTAGTAATGCACCTTTAACTTTTCAAGTTGATAAAGTGAATCAATCTCCTGCGCTGTGCCATACCAGTACATCATGCTATTGTAGTTCAGATTGAAAAGCTGCACGTCGTAGGTCGTAAGTTCGGGTGTAAAATCCGGATTTAAGGAGGCTGTCCGACTTTTTGAGCGTTGAGCGTAGCTGGTTTGATGCAGCACTAGGACTAGAATTAAGAATAGTGTAAGTCTCATTGGTGTAATATTGGTTTGTGATTTCCTGTCGTTGTGCTATGGTATCGCTCCACGCTCTGATGCTGTCTATTTTGGCAAATAGTGAATCGGTCTTTGTGTTATTTGATTGTATAACCTGATACAGTGAGTCATTTAAGCTATGCAACCTGTCAACGGCAGGAGATGCAGCTGGTTTATTGCATCCCTTAAATAGTAGAATGATGATGACGCCTGTTGCAAGTATGCCTAGGCCATAAATTATCATCGGATTTATCCTTGCTTTTTCCATCTTGTTATGTGTAGATTTTTAGATAGTGGACGAATCTTGTAGTACACCCCATCACGCGTCCGAGAATCGCGCATACCTTGTTCGTTGGTGTTGCCCTCAATTGTACGCACTGAGTACTTACCAATCTTATCGACTATGCCCGTATGCCCTATACCCTTGAATCTTTTCTTCATCATAGATCCATAAGACAAAGTCATCACTAGCACATCATCATCCTTGTACGTCTTGAGAAATTTGCCACCATCAAACACTACATCATTGCGATTGTACGCAGTAGGTGACCACCCTGTAATGGTATTGGGAATGCCGCATTCATGCAGCATAGCCATGACAAAGAAACTGCACCACGCATAGCCGGGTTTCCAGCCTTGTGCTGCCATCAATGCACGCAGTTCTGCGCTATTGAATCCTTGATTGTTGCCGCCCTTTTCTTTAACCCCTACAAAGCTTGACGCCGTTACCCTTACGCAGTAACCGTCATCAGCAAATGAAGTATATACAGGAACGCAGCAAAGTAGGCAAAGTACAAGCCCACGTATAACAGTATCTTTTGCCATGTGCTCAAATCAGTTAGTGCCTGCTGTTTGATTTGTGCTGAGTATACCATGCGTTGAAGTGCTCGAAAATTGAAATACAGCCCCATAAACACCACGAAGTTGGCCACAACCATAACAAGTGCGGCAAGAACTATATACTGGATGTATTCAGTGCTAATGAGTGCATCACCGAAGTAGCGAAAACTAGCATACCCGGCAAGGAAGAAAAGCAAAAAGGCAAGCGGAATAGACCACACCCCGTCATAGAGTTGGAGTAGGTAACTAATCGACTTAGGCCGCGCACTACCGTTTAGTTTTATCTTGCTCTTTGGGTGCATTGCTGCGTAGTTTTAGTGAAAGCTCGCGCTCATACTTGCGGAGTCGTTCGGTGTAATCTTGCTTAAGTGATTTCTTTTCCGTCATGGTATACGATTAATGATGTTACGTGAGTACGTAGGTCGGAATGATGTAGCGGTATTGCCCGATGAGAACTG